TGTCCAGTTATGCCCACCGACTTTACGCTTGGCGCTTGGTGTGGTGAACAGTTTACGTCGAAACTTATTCTTGACCATCTGGAATCGTCTGATTTGGGTTGAAGATGACTTAGCCATGGAGTTTCAATGATTAGTTTTTGTAGGAAAATTGACATGTTATCCGCACGTTCTTTTGATGCGGATATGATCATTATCTTTCTTTCTGGATCGTTAAATAGTGTCCATAACACAAAAGCACCAGTAATCCAAGACTTACCAACACCTCGGAAGGCTTGAATCTGAAGTCTTTTGGGACCGTTCTGCAAGTAATCTGCAATAGCATATTGAGCCCTAGTAGGGGATGGGAGATCTAACTGTTCCCATAAAGCTTGTAAGAAGAGTTTAAAATCACCTTGTAGGGCAGTTACTATATCAGGTTCCTTTTTCTTTCTTCTTGGCATTATGCTTGTTGTTGTTTATACCAATTGATTACATTCTTTTTATCTTCTATTGTGTAATCCTTACCTCCTTTATACTGTCTTTGAATAGATTCAAATACATGTTGAGGCATCTTACGCTCACCAGCTATAAGTTGTTCTCTATTAATCATTGCTTGTGGTATAGGTGTACCTATTGGTGGAGGATCTTGAGGTTTACCAGTTGGAGATTTTAAAGTATCTTTATTCCAATCTTTAGGTGCTTTAAAGGTTTGCCCTGGAGAACCTCCAGAAGCATTCTTAGATAAACCAGCTACTAATCTATCAACAAGCTTTTCTTGATGTTTCTTTTGACCTCTTTCTTGTTGTATAGCAAGCATGGTACGTAAACCACCACTAAAATCTCCACTTTGAAGACCTGATAGAATACCTAAAGCATACCTACCTGTATTCTTACCAATCTTCATTATGAGATCCTCAATTTAGCGGAGTTACTTTTATTCCATTTATTCTTTACTATACCTTTTTCCATCATTTTATTCCAACGGAGTAGACCTTCACGTAGTCCATACTGTTTAATAATTCTTGATTTCTCCCCTTTTAACCATTGGGAGTAGGTTTGTGCTTTATCAGCCATAGTATTATCCTATAGGTAGTTCGTTTACAGCTTTACGGGCTTTAATAATATTTTGTATGATATCTCTGAATCCATCTTTAAATACAGGGAACCTACCTACTTCTCTATCTAAATCAATATCGATAAGAACCATTTCATCTGTTTCTAAATCAATTTTACTAGCAAGCGGTTCGTTTTTTAAAGATTTAAGATGCTTCTCAACTTCTCCTTTGTAATTAACTCTTTGAGGATCTAACCATAAGAATACATTCCAAGGATCTGAGTTATGCTTATTCTTATGTACATCAAAGTATCTACTGATTATAGGGATATTATGTTCAATAAGCCAACCATTAGACCCACCTTTGAATCCATCTCGTTTATTATTACGAGCTCTTTCAGCTGATAAGCTATTAAAATTAGCTTTACCATTTTGATTAGGATCAAAACTCATACGTTTATTACGAGTTTCACCTGATGTCTTCAAATGCTTATGTCTTAAACTTCTTTCTTGTGGAATAGAAGTAGGGCTTCCTGCGAACTCACCTTTTTTATGGACAGTTCCTCCGCTTTTAGCTCTATACCATTTACCTTGTATTCCAACAAAAGCTCCTCCACCTGGTGTTTCTAATAACTCACGTTGGAAAGTTGTGGCATAATCTCTGTTTATATCGGTATAACTTATAAAATTAGGCTCACCTTGTTTACCAGGACTCTCTGCTTTCCTTACATTTAAGTAGTTTTTATAATGGTTTACATCGTAATCAGAGTCTACAACAGCACCAATTGGATCATTCCAAACAGAAGTAGGACGTTGAGGAGCTGATGTAGGACCATCAATAAAATCTAAGAAGTCTCCTTTACCTGGAGGTAAATCTAGAATACTTTTAGTATCAAGACCTACCTGTAGTAGTTTTCCTAAAGCTCTTGAAGTACTCATTTTTGTATACGGAGATTGTATTTGTTATAGGCATCTGAACCTTCTCTATAACGTAAGCCTTGAGGGAATATAGGAGCGTCTGAAGGTATATCAACTATAGCAGGAGATATCGGCTGTGTTCCGCCATTATCTATTGTTGGATTTACTTCTCGAGGATCTGAACCAGTATTTTCTACGTTTATAGTTTGATCTTTTGCAGAGTTTAATGTAGGACCAGGACCGCCAAAAGCAGAAGGGTACTTATTCATTTTACTATAAGTAGTACTTAAATCCAGATCTTCTAAACCTTTTAAGTTCCAAGCTGCTATACTTTCCATGCTACCTGGTTCAGTATAGAAACCTTTTCCAGGAGTATCTTGCTTGCTAGAATCATAGTCAGTTAAAGGTGGGTAACCGTCTGGTAATATAAATGGTTGGAAATGAGATACCTCTTTTTTAGGTACATACTCTACACCAGGTATAGGTAAAGTTATACGGCTCTCTTCAGGTAATTCATTATTCCTAGCTTGTATTTCGTTATATAATGCTTGAGTATTATTTCTCATATCCCTAAGAAGACCGTAACGGTTTCTATGTGGATATTTTCTCTCATCAACAATACTTTGATTATAATCCTTAAGTAAATCTTCTGTAGATCGATAAGGATCTATTTTCCTTTGTTTTCTTTTTACTGCAGCTTGATTCTCTGCTACTAACCTTCGATCTCTTACCTTTTGTCTTTCTTTACCTACATTCTCTACAGCTTCATTAAACTCATTGATTGCTTCATTATTACCTTCTCCAGGCATAATGATTGTATAATTAGCACCTTTTTGTTTTTTAAAACTATGTAGATCTTTTATAGGTATAAATCTTTTAGTTTTATGATCATAAATCTGTCTTTTACCATTAACAATCCTAATAGCTGCATTAAAGTTTCTACTTAATGGAGTCCATTCACCTCTGTTGCCTCCTCTTCTGAGTTTCTCAGCTCTAGATAAACTATGGAATGGTAAATCTAAAGCTTGCCATAATGCTCCAGGTAGATCTAATAACGTATGAATATTCTCATCATATCTTAAACCTGTATCACCACCATACGCAGATCGTTTAACTACATAAGTTAAGTTATTTCCTGATGTATTATACTTATCTTTAACAATTTTTATTTGAGTACCACTACCATAGATTTCTATAATATCTCCTTCATTATGTCCATGAGTAAACCCATGCTTTTTTCCTAATTGATGTGGCATAGTTACTTCCTCTTGGCTCCGCCTCTAGCGCGGTTCTTCTTTGGTATTTCAAGTTTAAGGCGGTTACCTTTATGTGAGACATCTTTCCCACCTTTACCCATAATACCGCGCTTTCTACGCTCTATAGCAAGCTTCCTACGGTACTCTTTCTTAGCTTTAGTACTGTTGATCTTCTTTTGCTTTTTCTTCTGCTTCTCATAGGACTTCTGTCCTTTGGCAGACTGGTAGTACTTAGAAGTCTTACCTGGCTTAGCGGCTCGTTTTGGTGCCATATAATCTCCTCTGTACGAGTTCAGGGTCTACTTTAGGTAGAATTTTATTTAATTTATCAAGAGGACTTCCCTCTACAGCAATACCTGTGATATCATTGGTTTTTAACCAATCACTGGCCGCTTTTAAATCTTGTGTTGAAGCTTCGCCACTTTTAACCCTTTTCAGGAATTCTTCTGTGACAAGGCTATGTAATTCATTGAATTGGGTTTCAGTGGCTTTCTTCATGAGAATAGTTTTGTTTTAACGATTGCTAATGCCTGATCATCTAGTTTATTATCAGTTCGTTTTACATAAGCTTCTAGTAGATCTACTACAAGTTTCTTAACTGAATCTGATTTTAAAAAGGCGAAAAGGATGGGTTTAATTACTAGGATCATTATTTTTAGGGGGTTAGCGTTTGTCTAATGTACCACGAGTGGCTTTTTCAGAAGTTTTACCATATGATTTGGTTACTTCTGGACTGTCTGGTGTGATGACGACTTTCGGCTCATCACTGGTAGACACTTCAGTCTTTTCTTCTGCCATGGGAATCTAAATTCTTCGATTGGTTGACAATTTTGTTGTGTTACTTTAGCTTGAGCTTTAGCAACTTCTGCTTTAAAAGCAGCTATAGGTATAATATCACTACACATATGATACACTCTTGTACCAGGTCTAATCATAAAACCTTTTTGTTGTAATGCTGCACATTCTTTAGCTCTAACTAGCTCATAGTCTAGAGCCATCTTTGCTAATTGTTTTTTACCTAATGCTTTACAAGTCTCTACAATAGAACTATCTAAAGGAACCATAAAGTTAATCTGTGCTCCCCAGTTCTCAGCTACAGTATAACTGGATTGATTCATCTCATCATCGAATGGTGTTGTATGATTACCCATATAGAATGGGCTAAATGTCATAGTAGCACCATTACAACTGATGTTTGGACCTAATACTTGTCGGCTGGGAGCTCCATTGTTTTGAAATTGTACAGCTTGGTTTGTAACGTTACCAGTAGCAGCAGCAACTGGATTTGAGGT